GAATGGTCGCGCACTCGTCCCGCCGGGCATGCGCGAGGTCATCGAGATCGCGATTGTGCAGGCCGAGCACGATCGCGTGACCGCCCACGACGGCGTCCAAGCCGTTGCCGCGGTAGTGCCCCCACGAGAGGCCGCACGTACAGGCCGTGCGGTCGCGGTGCAGAGCGCGCACGTCGCGGCAGCGGGCGCAAAAGATGAGTTTCATGGCACCACCTCCATGTGAAAAAGAAGAATTTTCACAACGCGACATGCCGCGTCAAGTGTAAAGAATTGACGCGTGACAGAGCGGCGCGCATACTCCGGGTCATCCCGTCATGGCCGACGCCCCGCCCGGCACGCCCGCGCCTCCGACTCGCCTGAAAATCCCGCTGTCGCGCGAGGAGGCCGGCGCGTGGACGGCTCGCATCGAGGCCGCCACCAAGGCCGCCGACGCCAAGCGGAAAGAGTGGCAGGCGTACGTGACCGCGTACATGGTCCGGACGCTGCAAGCCCGCGGCCCCGACCACCAGATCACCGTTCCGCTGGAATTCGCCTACACGGAACTGAAAAAGGCGCAGCTAGCCTTTCAAGTCCCCGAGGTCAATCTCAAGGCCAAGCGGCCCGAGTTTGCCGCCGCGGTGCGGGCGTTTGAGGGCGCGCTGAATTTCGAGCTTGCCGAGGCCGGCGCCGATGGCCTGCTCGACCTCGTCATTACCGACGTGCTCGTGTGCGGCATTGCCGCCGCCAAGGTCGGTTACTACGCCGACATTCGGCAGCGTGACGTGCCCGTGATGGGCCCGCCGCCGCCCGACCCGATGACCGGCGAGCCGGCGCCCGACGGGCAACCCGTCGCGCAGACCGATCCGCTGACCGGCGAGCCGTTGATGCAGCCGGAGCCGTACCTCGCGCACGAGTGTTATTACGGCGATCAGATCCCGCCGGAAAATATCTTGATCCCGCCGGAGTTTGCCGGCGGCGATTACGACCGCGCCGCGTATCTCGGCCATCGGTTCCAACTCGACGTCCAGACCGCGATCACGCGCTACGGGCTCGATCCGACCTTTACCGCCACCGCCACGCGTCCGATCGAAACGCTGTCAAGTGCCGAACAGCCCGAGGGCCGCGACACGCTGACGACGAAAGACGTCGAGGGCGTCGAAGTGTTCTACCTGGCGACGGTGTTTGATACCGCCACAACAGAGCCGGCCGACGCGGCGCCGCCCGCGCTGCCGGGTGTGGCCATGGCCGGCGCCGATCGCCCGCACGTCGGCCAGTACCGCCGCCTCGTGTTTCTCAAGGGTAAGTCCGAGCCGGTGGTCCACGAGGACAGCCCGTATCAGTACGTCGATGAAGTAGACGGCAAGCTGAAAGGCATGCGCGGCAACCCGATCCACGTGCTCACGCTCCGCGTGCTGCCGGGCTCGCCGTACCCCGTCTCCGACATTCAGGCCGGCCGCCCCGCCTCCGAGGAGGTCAGTCTCGGCCGCTCGCAAATGGTCAACTTCCGGCAACGCGTGATGCCCGTCCTCGGCATCGATCGCAATCGCGCCAGCCCGGAACTGCAACAGAAACTCTTGGCCGACGCCGACGTGAAGATCGGCGCCGTGATCGGCACCGATGGCCCGCCCGGCGAGATCGTCACGCCGATCAGTGTGACGCAGTTTCCGCGCGACAATTTCAAATTCGATGAGGTCGCGCGCGGCGATTTTGAACTCGCGTGGTCGATGGGCGCGCGCCAGGCCGGCCAGGACGTGCCCGGCGAGCCGATCACCGCCGAAGAAGTCCGGACCTCACAGGCCGCCACCGATACCCGCCTGGCGCGTGAGCAAAATCGCGTCCTCAAGTGGTGGACCGGCTACGCCGAGAAATTCGGCGCGCTGCTCCAAATGTTCAAAGACGATCCCGGCTACGCCGAGATCGTGGGCGAGGACGGCGCCAAGGCGTTGCAGGCGTGGAACCGCAAAGGCGGGGACGGGATCGCGTCCATTGCCGGCGAGTTTCTGTTTTCGGCGCGGCCCGACTCCGCGCTGCGGCTCGACGCGCAGGCCGACCGCCAGCAGAAAACGCAGTTGTACACGCAACTGGGTAACGACCCGAACGTCAATCGCGTGGAACTCCTCAAAGCGGTGCTGCTCTCGTACTCGCTCGACCCCGAGAAAATCGTCGTGGAACAACTGCCGGAAAAAGGCCCCGAGCCGCCGCGCATTTCGTGGAGTTTCCGCGGCGAGGATCTGGCCGTCCTCGATGCGAAAACCGGCCAGCCCAACACGGCGTTTCCCCTCGTGCTGTCGGTCATGGAACAGGGCGGGATCAAGATCCCGCCCGAGGCCGTGCAAAACGCCATGACGATCGCGCACCAGTTGATGCAGTCCGCTGCCGCGCTGGTCCCGCAGCCGGGCCTCGGCCCCGGCCCCGACACCGCGCACCCGGGCGGTACGACGCCGGTGCAACCGCTCAACAAACACGCCGCCGACCGCGACGGGATGCCGGAGCCCTCCGGCGGCCCGCCGACGCCGCCGATCATGTAGAGGCCCGTCATGACGATCAAATTTACCGACGACGAGAAAGACGACGCGAAAGCCGCCAAGGATGCGGCGAAGGATGCGCCCAAGGCCACGCCCAAAGTGGAGGCCGCGCCGCCCCCGCTGCTAGAGGGGTATCCCGACACCGGCCAGGGCGTACAAGAGATCAACTTTACCGGCGTGGGCGATCCCTCGACCGCGAGGGTCGGCAAGCCGCTGCCGCAGAGTATTAGCCTCGGCGGTGTCGCCTACGATCTCAGCGACCGCGCAGCCGGCGTCTATATCTTTCGCCACAAGTAAGGCGCCGTGCAGTTGTGGATCGTTGATGCGGGCGCAACCGTCCGGCCGGCACTGGTGCCCGTCGTGTGGGCGGGTCCGCCGGTTCGGCCCGATCCGCCCCGAGGTGCCTAGACCGTGACGTGTGATCGCTGCGGCATCGTGCTCGCGATCGGGGACTACCCCTTTTGCCCGCACGGCAGCGGCAGCACGGCGATCGAGGATGCGACCTGGCCAGGCGGGCGCGTCTTTGAAAACCTCGGCCACGAGCCGGTGCGGTGCGACTCACCCGCCGACCTCAAGCGCGAAATGGACGCGCGCGGCCTGATGCCGTTCGTGCGGCACGTGCCCGGCGATCGGCACACGCGATCGTGGGCGACGACGGACCCCTACACGTTGGAACAGGGCCGCATCCTGGCCGAGCGCCAGGGCACGACGCGCGTGCGCGGTGACGACGCGCCGAGCGCGGAGACGGTGGCGATTGTGCGCGCCGTGCTGGCGCGCGGGGGCAAGACATGATCGTGAATGCCGGCGGCAATCTCCAAGCGGCGATCGATGCGGCGCGGCCGGGCGACACGATCGATCTCGAAGCGGGCGCGACGTTCAGCGGCAATTACGTCCTCCCCGCCACGGCCGGCACCGCGCCGATCACGCTGCGGACCGCCGGCACGCTGCCGCCCGGCCTGGTCGCGCTCGATGCGCCGCTGGCGACGGTCCGCACGCCGAACAGTACGCCGGCGCTGCGGACCTACGGCAACGCCGCGCGCTGGACGTGCGACGGCGTCCGCTTCGCTGCCGGATCGAGCCAGGGCGATATTGTGGCGCTTGGCGACGGCGTCACCGCCGACGCCGCGCAGTTGCCGCGGAGCCTGACGATCGAGCGGTGCCTCGTGCAGGCCGACGCGACGGCCAAAAACGGCATCGTGATCAATTGCGCCGATACGACGATCCGCCACTGCCGGATCACCGGGATCAAGCTGCAAGGGGTCGAGTCGCACGCGATCGTCGGCTATAACGGCCCCGGGCCGTTCCTGATCGAGGACAACTGCCTAGAGGCCGGCTCGATCGGCATCCTGATCGGCGGCGCCGCCCCGGCGGTGCCCGGCCTGATCCCGTCCGATATCGTCGTCCAGCGCAACACGATCACGCGCCCGCTCGCGCTCCGCCAACAGACCGGGTGGGCGATTAAAAATCTGTTTGAACTGAAAAACGCGCAGCGGGTCACGATCCGCGGCAACGTGTTTGAACACAACTGGCCCGACGGACAGGCGGGATTCGCGATCGTGTTTACCGTCCGCGCCAATAGCGCCAATGCGCCGTGGTCCACGGTTCGCGATGTGCTCTTTGAGTGCAACACGATTCGCCACGTCGCCATGGGGTTCAACATCCTCGGGATCGACGACGCCGCGCCAAGCCAGCCGATGGAGCGGGTCACGATCCGCAACACGCTCGTCTACGATCTCGATCGCGTCAATTGGAAAGGCCCGACGGGCCAAATGGGGAGCGGCATTTTTGCCGGGATCAGCGGCGCGCCGCGGTACCTGACGATCGAGCGGTCCACCGTGGTCGGCGCGGTCACCGGCAATATTTGTAATTTCAGCGGCCAGCCGATCCCGGGCCTCGTGATCACGCGGAACCTGTTGCAGAAAGTGATCACGCCGTATCAGACCTACGGCATGAACGGGGACGCGGTCGGGGAGGGCAATCCGGCGTTTGCGCGCTATGCGCCGCCGGTGGCCGGGTATCCCGATTTCGTCTGCACGGACAACGTGCTCGCCGGCTGCACGCCGGCCACCTACAGCACGCAGCCGAATAATCACTTCCCGACGGTGGCCACACTCACCGCGAACTACGTCGATCCCGCCGCCGACAACTATCGTCTGGTGCCGGCCAGCCCGTACACCGGGCTCGGCGTCGATCACGACGCACTAGAGGCCGCGCGCGTGCCCCCGGTGACGCCGGTCCCGCCGACGCCCTCGACGCCGGCCGAGATCATTATCGCGGTCGCTGAGGAACAACTCGCCTTGTGCGCGGCGATCGGCGGCGACGTGTCCCCGCAGGATGCCGGGCGCGGCGCGATTATCAGTTACCGCGATGCGCTGCTCGCGGTCATCGCGCCGACGCCGCAGACCCATCATCATCACCACCACCACGGCCACGTATGCCCGCCCTCATAACCTCGCTCCGGGACGCGCAGGGCCGGCCGATCGTGTCGTTACCGATCGCCGTGCGTCAGGCGCTCATGGCCGCCGACGAACTCTTGCGGCTACACGGGATGCAGTTTGAGATCGTCTGTGAGACGTGTAGCGGCCGGTGGCCTGGCGACCCGAATCGATGGACCGTGATCGCGGAACACGGCGATAGCGATGGGTCGCTAAATGGGCTGGTCTGTGCCTGCACGCGACGAAAGTTTGTCGCCTTGTTCTGACCGTCGTTCGCCATGTATTGACACGCGTCACGTCGCGGCGCATGCTGAGCGTCAAATTTAGTCTGACGCGATGCCTGATGACCTGACCTCCGCGCCTGGCCCCGGATCACCGGATTCCGGCGGAGCCACGTCATCGGTTCCCGAGTCCAGCCCTGCTCCACCCGACACGCGCGCCATTGCGGCGAGCGTGTTTGCTGGCGATACTCCGGCCGACTCGCCACCGGCTGACCCGTCCTCCACGCCCCCACCGCCCGACGCTGCGACAAGCGTTGGCGAGGAGAACGATCCCGACTATCAATCCTTGCTCGCGTCCGGGTCGATGCCCGTCGATCGGCACAAAGCCGTATTGACGAACGCCCGCAATAAGACGCGCGCCGAGGTCGAGGCGTCCGTGCGCCAGCGGTACGGCTGGGTTGACGATCTGAAAGTCGATCGCAGCCGGGCCGAACAGGCGCTCGGACTCATGCAGGCGCTTGACGCCAATCCGGAACAAGCGATCCGGACGCTCGCGCATGCTTTGGGGATCACCCTCACGCCCCCGCCGCCCCCGTCGGAGCCAGAAGGCCCGCCAGGTCCGGACGTGCGGCTAGAGGACGGTAGCGAGTTTTACTCGGCCGCGCAGTTGGGGAAACTCAACGCGTGGAAAGACGCCCAAGTTGATCAGAAATTGGCGGCCATGCGTCAGGCCGTCGATCAGCAGTACCGACCGCTGATCGAGGAACGCCATTTCGCTCAACTGAAAGCGCACGCTACCGCCGAAGCGACCACGACCCTTGCGGAGTGTCGTGCGTCCTGGCCGTCGTTTGCCAGCCTTGAGACGGACATCAAGGCGCGCATGCAGGCCGATCCCGCCCTCTCCCTTGACCGCGCGTACATCAAGGCGTTTGCCGCCAAGGGGCTCCCCGCCCTGCAAGCGGCGCATGCGACCGATCGCGCGAGCCAACTGCAACGCAAAGCCGCCGCCAGCAACCCGGGTCCGGGTGCGGCACGGCCCGTGACGCCGCTTCGCTACAACGAACGCTCGACGCGCGATATCGCCGCCGAAGTGTTTGGACGCGCGCGGGGTCAGTAAAAGGGAGGGGCCGCCATGGCGGATCCCAACATCGGCCAGATCACCGCGACCACGTTTGAACTGAGCACGGCGCGCGATCCCGCCGACAACGTGTTTACGTCACAGGCGCTCTTGAACCTGATCAAGCGCGGCTCCGGATTCAAGAAAGAAAGCGGCGGCGCGCTGATCGAGGAGCCGATCGAGTACGCCGAAAATACGACGTTCCGATCGTACGGCGAACTGGACGTGCTCGACACGACCCGCGTGGACGTGTTCGACGCCGCGCGCTTCGAGTGGAAACAGCCGGCGTGCGGCACCATCGTCTTTTCCGAACTGGAAAAGCTGCGCTGTGCCGGCGAGTCGGCCAAGATTGATCTCGTCTCGCGCAAGGTCGATAACGCGAAAAACACGGCCATGGCCGTGCTCAATCGTATGTTCTACGGCGACGGCACCGGCAACGGCGGCCTCGACTGTAACGGCCTGGCGCTGCTCGTCTCCTCGACGCCGACCACCGGGATCGTTGGCGGCATCAACCGCGCCACGTTCGCATTCTGGCGCAACCGGCAGACCTCCGGCGCCAACAGCGGCACCGCGTTTAACGAACTCCGCGGCGCGATGCGGACGATCTACAACAACTGCTCGAAGGGCGCATCGGCGGAACACCCGACCGATTTTCTGTTCGATCAGACGTCCTTTCAGGGCTACGAGGGCACGCTCACCGTCAATGAGCGGTTCACCTCGAAAGAGTCCGGAGACGGCGGATTCAAAAACGAAACGCTGAAATTTAAAGGCGCCAAGGCGGGCTTTGACGAGGACGCGCCGGCCGCGACCGGCTACGCCCTCAACGATCGCAATCTGTTTTTCCACTACCTGACGTGGATGAAAGCGTTCCCCGCCGTCGATCCCGCCAATCAGTTGTCGGAGGTCGTGAAGATCATGACCGCCGGGCAAATGACCATCAACAACCCGCGACGCCTCGGCGTCATCACCGCGATCAACTAAGCGGGCGCGAAGGGAGCACGACATGAACGGAACGAGCGCGCCCGCCACCTACACCTCGGGCAACGTCCTCAACTTCACCACCACGCGTCAGGCGGAACTCGGCGCCCTGCTCAACACGCGCGACGGGCGCACGTTCCGCTACGTGAAAGCGGGCGTGGCCGATCTCGTCGTCGGCAACGTCATTCAGGGCCCGGCCGAGGTCACGCTCAATCAGCAGTTGACCGCGGTCATTACCGCGGTCGGTTCGCGGACGATCTCGGCCATCAACGGCGCCACCGCAATCACCGCCAATCAGTACGCCGGCGGGTGGGCGATCATCGATACCGCGCCCGGCCTCGGCTACGCCTATCCGATCGCCAGCCATCCGGCGGTCGCGGGCGCGGCCACGGGCGTATTCACGCTCCATCCTGACGCGCTGGTACAGGTCGCGCTGACCGGCGTGTCGCGCGTCTCGCTGGTCGCCAACCCGTACAACGGCGTCATTCAGTCGCCCATTACCACGCTGACCGGCGCCGTCGTCGGCGTGGCCGTCGCGCCGATCCCGGCCGGGCAGTACGGCTGGGTCCAGATCAGCGGCCCCGGCGCCGTGCTGATCGCGGGCACGCCAGGCGTCGGCCTGGCGGTGGTGGTGCCCGGCACCGTGGCCGGTTGCGTCGTCGTGGACGGCGCCGCGGCGGCCACCAAGGTCATCGGCTCGATGCTGGTGACCGGCGTTAACGGCAAGGTGCAGGGCGTTCTGCTCGACATCCAGTAATTGCGAAACGCCAGGGGCGTCGGCGTGAGCCGGCGTCCCTGGTGATCGAGGATCTATGTCTACACCCGAACTGCCGCCGCCCGCGCTGGTCACCAAAGACGGCGCCCGCACGCCCGCCGCGGCCGGCCCGATCTCGCGCGATGAACTGCTCGCGCTGGTGAAAGAAATCATCGGCTCGCAGTCCAGCGCCGAAGCGATCGCCGCCAAGGTCGCGTCTGAGGTGGCCACGCAGGTGTCCGCCGACGTGTTCGATCGCATGGAGGGGCGCAATCAGTACGGCGATTGGAACGTCAAGAACTACCACGCGCGCTCCGTGTTCAATCCCGACGGCGATCACCCGACCGATGGCAAGCCGCGGCCGGACATTGTCGGCCACGTCTTTTGGGTCGGCACGCTGATGGACGCGCGCGAAATGACGCACGAAGAAATTGCGCTCACCAACAAGCTCGTACCGGGTCGCTTTCATGGCGGCGCCTGGCGCGTGGTCGATCTCGCCCCCGGCCAGGTCGGCACGCGTGCGCTCCTCGTGCTGTTCCCGTGCGCCGAACCGGATCAGCGCGCGGCGCTGCCCGACATGGTGACGATACTCCGCGAACTGACCGCCGCGCCCGCCGTGCATTAACGCGCCCCGAGGGCCGCCGTGACGTTTCTGGAATTGCAGAATTCAACGCTCCGGGCGTGCGGCCACTCCACCGCCGTGTCGTCGGAGCCGCGTACCCGCGTCAAGGCGGAGATCAACGCGTGGCAGCGGCGCCTGTTGACGCGGCCGGGCTTTTCGCGCCTGCTCCGCGATTCGGAGAACACCTTTACCACCGTCGCCGGCCAGCGCACCTATGGGCTCGGCATGTCCGTAGGGCGCATCCTCGGCATACAGGCCGTGGTCGATCGGACCGTCCTCGCCTTGGGTGATACCGCCTGGCTGCGGCGCGCTGGCACGCTGGCATCGCTCGGCACGGCCTCGGTCTACATTCCGCGCGGCTGGTTCCCGGTGCAAACGCGCCCGCCGTCCCCGACCTCGATTTTTGCGATCTCCACCAGTGCGGCCGACACGACGCAGGTTATTGACTGGGAGTTTGTCCTCTCGACCATGCACCGCGTCTCGGGACAAACGACGCTTACCGGCACCGTTCCCGTGCAACTCGGTCCGCTCGCCGCGCCGTCTACCGTCGTGGACGTCGTCAAGTTGTCCCTGCGGACGCCCGCGGCCGGCATCGTGAGTGTGACGACGGCGGCCGGCGGCGGCACGACCCTGCTCGCGCTGCCCGTCGGCCAGCAGTCGGGGCGGTTCCTACACATCGAACTGTACCCGACGCCGTCCAGTGCGTTGCAGTACCGGATCGACTACACGCGCGAGATTAGCGACCTCGTACAGGACACCGATCAGCCGCTCTTGCCGCCGGACTATCACCACTTGCTGGCGCTCGGCGCTGAGTACGACGAGTGGCGCAAGCTCTCCGACGATCGGATGGTCGTGGCGAAACAGGATCTCGAACAGGAGATCAAGTCCCTGAACGCCTGGCTGTGGGATCTGCCCGACGATTCGCAACTCGGCCGGCTCCCGACGTCGCGCCTTGGCGGCATGTACCCCGCGGACAGTTGGCGGTGACGCGTGGCGCAACCGACGCGGCCCGTCGCGGAACTGCTTGATTTTACCGGCGGCCTGAATAGCGCCGAGCCGCCCGATCAGTTGATGCCCGGGCAGTTGGCCGAGATCCGCAATCTGGAATACCGCCGCTCGCGCGGGCTCAAGCGGCGGCGCGGCATGGTCGCGCGGCTGACGGGCACGATCGGGCTCGGGGGCGGCTTTGCGATCCTCAGCCTATTTCGGCACACGCCCGGGCAATCCGAAACCACGATGGAATTGTGGGCCGCGCATAACGATCCGGGCGTCCTCAACGCGCTCGGGCGTGTCGCGGCGGGCTCCGTGTGGGCCTCCGTCGCGCTGGCCGATCCGATCGCGAGTACGACGGCGGCGTGGTTCTGCCGCGGTGTCTCGTTCAACGGCAAGCTGTTTTTGCCGTACGACTCCGCCGTCGATCGCCTGCACGTGTGGGATGGCACCGTGGTCCGGCGCGTCGGCATTGCCGGCGCGACCGCGGCGCCAACCGTCGCCAACCAAGGCGCCGGTGCCTATGCGGCCGTGCCGCGGCAGTACAAAGTGTCGTACGCCGTGGGCGACGGCGGCGGCAAACTCGTCTTTAGTCCGCTGTCGCCGGCCTCGGTCCTGTTCACGCCGAGCGGCGCCGGCCTGGCCGCGCGCGT